TTTTTTTTTTTTTTTTTTTTTTTTTTTTTTTATAAAGGGAAAAAGGAAAATGAAAACGCTTAGAAAAATCATACCTTAGACTATAAAGTCCTTAGACTATATAATACTTTGACCATATAATACTGGTCTTTGGCCAAGAAAAGTCAAATTGAATATGGTCAAAACGGGTAGGGGGTCCATTACATATTACACGGTACACGTTTCACTTTTTTGAATCTGAATTAATTATTTTCAAAGAAACGTCAAATTTTGACACTATTTTTGTGGCTTAAAACACTTTGCTATCATTTTATAAATCTTTTTTTGCTTTTCTACTGGGAGTTTATGAAACTTGTCCATCATTTTATCCACTTCAATATTAAGTTCATAAACCAGCTTTTTATCTAGTTTCATTTATATTCTCCTTTTTATAGAATTGAAAACTGGATAAAAATGGATGTCCAAATTTTATTTAAAATTTAAAATTAAATTAAACCTAATTTTTTTAACATCTCTAATTGCTTTTCGTCTGCCGTTTTTGCAAATTCCGCAGCTTTCTTTTTAATTGATTGTTTACCCTCGCCCTGGGTATTCCATTTACCCTCTTTTAATCGATTATAGACCAGATTCATTTGTTCTGCCTTCTCTTCCACGGTCAGTTTCATATCATCGGGCCTAGCGATTGAATCGGATAACTTTTGTTTAAGGCCATAGAATATGATGGTTCTTTGAATCAAATTCAAATGTTTATAATTGTCGTATAATGCAGTCAAACTAAATTCAAGTTTAGACTTAAATATGTCATTAAATTCAGCTATAGCACTAGTATTTGTCATCCGCCAGGATATTCTAGTCTTTCCAGGGACCTGTGGCTTTGAATCTCTTACAACTAAATTTGATTCATTTGGATTTGTTTCGACTATAGCTGGTACATCTATAATCTGTTCACTTGCCGCACTTTTTTTACCCATAATAATGTCTCCTTATTATGGACATCCATCTTTATTCAATTTTCAATGAACATTTTTAATACACAGTTTTAATGAACATGTATTCTTTAATTGTCCACATTATACCACATTAAATAATAATGTCAAGCGAAAAATGTATCACCATTATAATACGTGTCTGGACCGGCCAGGCGAACGGGGGGAGGCGGGGCGATAATGACCAAGATACCCCCCCAAGCCCCAAGGGGGGTCTTTGCCCTATAGAAGACTAGCACCCATTTTACACACGAGAAAAAATTCAATCCAGTCCTGAAGGACAAGCCCAGACAAGAATACGAACATTTGTTCGGGAAAAAACACCTTGACATTCCCGGCCAACCATGATATACTATCTCTATGAATAATTTAATAGACTTAAAGAGACCAAAGGAAAAGACTTCTCCTCCGATTGCTGCCGAATCTTCAGAGTCCTACCCATATGGGCTTGAGATTAGTCTTGATGCTCCAGAGATAGATAAACTGAAGATAGATATTAGCAAGATTGCTATCGGCTCAAAAGTTGGTATCATTGCCCTGGGCAAAGTAGAGAGGATTTCAATGTCAGAAAGATATAATAATCCTCCTCGAAAGAGCCTCTCTATTCAGATTCAACAGATGAAGCTAGAGTCTAAAAGTCCAAAAGCTTTGAAGAAGTCTGGTAAAGTTGCTAAACCCTTTTAGTGTCAATTTTTGACATTTCTGGTGAAACAAAACATGGGTAGACCTATCAAAGAGCTTGATCCTGAAAGAGTTTTTGATGTCCTAGAGCAGGGATTGAAACAATCAGAAGCTGCAGCTCTTCTGGATGTTTCTATTCCTACTTTGAAAAAGAGGATCATAGAACTCCAACAGAAACATGGAATCCTTTTAAAATATCGAGCTGTTCAATCGCTTCAGCTCACAGAAATGCAAGCCAAAATTCTCCAGGCTATAACTGAAGACAAAATCGTAGAAGCTTCCCTGAAAGATTTAATTTTTACGTATAAAACTCTTAAGAGTAATGAGCAGGTCATGGAAGGTCTTCCTTCTGATATTAAAGGACTTGTAGGGTATCTTGTCCAGCTTGAAAAACGTGATGGAGTCATGGAAGAAGTTATTGATATAACTCCAGAGGAGCAAGCACGTCTAGATGCAAATGAAGACAGTCCAGACGACTTACCAAAGTTATAAAGGTTTGATAGAAAGGCTTAATAAGTGGATGATAGTCAGTTTGGAGTACTGGAGATTCATTTAAAGAGTATAGCAGATTCTTATAATCGTCAGTCACATAGTATAGGCAGGATATTTGATGAACTAGGTGTTCAAGGAAAGGAACTTGCAGAAGTGAAAATTAAACTAGATGCGTTAAACGGGTTGAAAGAGGATGTTAAATGCAATACTATGAGACTTCATATTGCTCGTGGGGTGGGTCTTACTATCGCAGCTGTCTTTGGAAGTCTTCTAGGATGGCTAAGGTGGACAAGATAATATGAAGACACTTCGGTTGCTTAGAGTTGAAGAAAGCCAGAGTGGAACTTTTGGAGTTCTCCTTATTGATGCAGAAGCATTCTGCTGGACATTGGAGCTTTCGGATTTACTTAACAAGAAAAACAGAAGCTCAATTCCTGCTCAACAGTATCTATGTAAGCCTTTCGGAGATGTGTTTAAACTAATGAGTGTCCCTTGGAGGGCTGATATCTTGATCCATCCAGGAAACACAGTAGATGATACAGCAGGATGCATCCTTTTAGGAAGCGAGATTGGAAAACTCTCTGGAGATAGAGCTATTCTAAACTCTGGAAAGACATTTGTAAAGTTCAGAGAAAAATTGTACGGAGAGACTATTTTCCACTTAACCATAAAAGAGCATTATTAAAAGGAGGTGATATAGATGTCCGGTGAAACAATGACAGCAATTGCGGTAGCTCTTCTAGCAATAAGCGAAGCTTTAAGCTTCATACCTAAGATAAAGGCTAATGGTGTTTTTCAGATTGTTGTCAATATTCTTAAAAAGCTTGCAGGGAAGTGATGATAAAAGGATAGAAAAAGAAAAGGGCTGATAAGATGAGTGAAGGATTTGATAAAAATGTTCTGGATAAACTTGCCTCCTGGCGAAGAAGCCCTCTTCTTTTTTCTAGGGAGTGTATAGACTTTGAACCTTCAAATCAACAGATTGAAGCTCTTCTTAATATTACAAAAGGAAAAAGATTATCTATTCGATCTGGCCACGGAACAGGCAAAGATACTATTGCAGCAATCCTATCCCTGTGGTTCATATCTACAAGAGCACACTCCAAAGTCGTTGTAACTGCCCCAACAAATAGACAGCTTCAAGACATCTACTGGTCTGAACTTTCAAAGTGGTTTAGAAAAAGCAAACTTCAAGAAGAATTCATAATGCAGAAAGATAAGTTCTTTCACAAGAGTGCTCCAAAAGAATGGTGGATTAGACTTATCTCTCCTCAAATAAAGGCGACAAAAGAGGAGCAAGCTGAGACTCTTGCTGGAATGCATGCAGATCACCTCTTCATCATTGTTGATGAGTCTTCTGGTGTTCCTGATCCTGTGTATGTTCCTCTTGAGGGAGCAATGACCCAAGAGGATAATAAAGTCCTTCTAATAGGGAATATGACTAGAAACTCGGGGTATTTCTATGATACACACTTTCATAATAAGATTAAAAGTGATTGGATAAGACTTCATTGGAACTCTGAGAAGTCTAATATAGTCTCCAAAGACTATCCTAAATATATGAGTACAAAATATGGTATAGATTCTTCTGTCTATGCTATTCGTGTAACAGGTGATCCACCTCTTGAAGATGATAGAAGCTTTATCTCTTTATCTTGGGCAAGGCAGTGTCTTGGAAAGGAGATAGTAATTGCAGAGGATGAGCCCTTATATCTCGGAGTGGATGTCGCCAGATATGGAGATGATAAGTCTATTATACTTCCTCGAAGAGGATTAGAGATTAGTCCTTGGGAGACCTTTCAAGGATTGAATACAATAACTCTTGGGGGTCATATTAATACTTCATATACTGAACAGGAAGCTGATGGACTTGCAATAGATGAAATTGGAGTAGGTGCAGGAGTTACAGATTGGCTTGAGAAGCATGGGCATATCAGATGCTTTGGGATTAATGTTGCTGAGAAATCTACTGATATGACAAAATATGATAGATTAAGAGATGAGCTTTGGTGTGCTGTAAAGGATAACTGTATGAAGGGAAGGTATTCTTTTCCTGAAGGGGAGGAAGGGGAGGAGCTTTGCAATGAACTGGCTTCGCCTCTTTATGACTTCAATGCCCATGGAGGAATAAAGATTGAGTCTAAGAAAGAGATGAAAAGGAGAGGAATTGCTTCTCCAAACATAGCAGATGCTTTGTGTTTAACTGAGTATTTTGCAAATACAGCACATAAAGTTTGGGCTAAGAAAAAGCCTGGGATAAGAGATAGAGCTAGGCTTTATGCTTCCCAATCTAACCCATATTCTTGGATGACAGTTTAATTTAGAGGAGGGAAGTTATGAAGAGGAATACTTTGTATGCATCGGATATTGCTTCGATAGCAGGGGATGCTACATATACGACAGACAGTCTTGTAATTAATGTTTCTGACCCAAGGACTAGAGTATTGTCTCTTCGTCCTTACGCTACTTGCCCTGCTGGAACATCAGGCAACTTATCCTTTACTATACTGTCTCGCAGTTCTGGAGTATGGGACAGTTTGGAGAATCCTTTGAAGGTTCTACATCTGATTCTTGAGGCTAGCAAGGTAGCTTCCGGTTATTTTTTGCTGGGTGTAAGTGATCTGGATGCGATCAAAATTGATCAGATAGTCAATGGAGATGCAACTCATACATTGACTCTTGTCAACTGTATATATACTATAAATAGGCTTGAAGCATGATGTATTCACCTGAAGGACTTTTACTTCTGCCATATCAGATAGAGAATAGAAGTCAATGTGAAATATGTCTTCCTATGTTTAATGGAGACTTCAGGGACTGGTCAGATGTGGGATATCATTGTACTCCTGCTAATATTACTTGGACCCGTAATAGATGGGGACAGGCGCCTTACTTTAATGGAACAGATAGTTATATTCTTGACCCAGCTGGAAGGAAGATTTTAAGGGAGGGGACTACAGGAAATTGGTCTCTTGTTAAGTTTGGAGGAGATATAAAAGTAATTGGGGAAGGAACTCAACTGTTTATAAACAATGGATCTACTCTTCCTCCAGCATTAACTGGTCAATTCTCATCTGATTGGGCTGATAATATTCCTAATTTACGACGCTTGGCTTTTCAGCTTAATTCTTTTTCTGGTTCATTTCCTACCTACGAATGGCCTGATTTAGAACAACTGCTTTGCAATAGCAATTCTCTTTCTGGCCATTTCCTTGCTTATAGTTGGCCTAATTTAACATCCTTGTATTGTCAGTTCAATTCTTTTACTTCGTTCGACTTCTCAGATTTTTCTGGTACTAGTTGTGCTGCTTTATCTGCACGAGGTAATTCTATGAATCAGGCTGCAGTGAGTGATGTTGTGGATGATTTATATCCTATCAGAGCAATATTAGGAGGTAATACTTGTGATATTAAACTACAAGATAATGCTATACCAACTGCAGATGCTATTGCTAAGATAGAAGGAACTGGTGTCTATGTTGGAGATGGCTTGAAAGATCATGGTTGTACAGTATCTTATGATACATAGGAAGAAAGATGGAAAACGAATCTATTTATTGTATTAACTGTAAGTGCTCAGGAAACCTAAAAATGGTAGCATTTAGAACCCTTGGGAAACTGCTGATAGGGTGGGCGTTTGTGTGTCCTAACTGCATTGTTCACATCGCTCATAAACAACTTCAGCTAACCAATTCATCTAATGATCCGGAGGATCTAACTCTTGGATAAACGAGGTATTGGTATATTAAGTTTACCTTATCAGATATATGATAGAAATCACTGTACTCTTCACCTCCCTATGTATAATGGAGATTTTCGGGACTGGTCGAAGGATGGCAATCATGGATCTTCTTCCGATGTTTTATGGGATAGATGGATAGGAGGGCAAGCACCTTACTTTGATGGAGTGAGCGGGAAAGTAGATTGTGGACAGGATTCTAGCGTAGATATTGCTGATAAACATACTATTTATCTAGAGATACAGTTTCCTTCATGGAAGAGTGGCGGGATAATTTGGAAGAAAGAAGCTGATGATAATAATAAGATTCAACTTATCTGTAATAGCTCGACTAAGTTAGAATTTCAGATTTATGATGGTAGCATTCAACAGGTTTCGATTGAAAGCTCAGTGATTGTTTTAAATAGACTTTATGAAGTTATTATTAGAATTGATGAGACTAATCAGGTCTGCGACTTTTATCTGGATAAGATCTTACAAGGAGAAGATACTGGATTTACTTTACCTGATACTTCAGGAGCAGATTTGATCTTAGGAGTAGGTTAATTAAAAGGAGGTGAATAATGTGGATTATATGTGATAAGACTGATGTGGTGCAGGATAGAGCTTCTAAAGAAAGTTCTTTGGATCGTGGATATGATTATGATGAGTATAAGATATATGAACTTCCGAACCAAGACATTCGGGTAGGAGATACGTATAAGGATGGAGTCCATACTAAGAATACAAAGTTTAGAGCGAAGAGAGAGTTAGAGAATGTTCTTAAGGCTCTTATAGATTTAAATATGAGAATCGACAAAGCTCTGGCTTTGGGTCATGATTATGACTCGGTAAGGGTAGAATACCAAGATGAAAGAACCGTTCTTCTACAAAGAAAAGGGAACCTTAATTCAATCATTAATGTAACTTTATGAAAATATATCAGCTCGAATATACTGGTAATGCAACTGATGGTAGAAATATTACCGTTACTGGTCTTGATGGAACGAAAAAGACCTTCATTATGATTGTGGGTGAGGACTCCGGCATTAATGGAGCCTGGAGATTCTCTGATCAGAGTGGAGATGTTTCTATTGAATTGGCAGACAATAAGGCTGAAGAAGCAAACCTTATTCAGTCAGTCGGAAGTGGATCGTTTCAGATAGGTGATGCGCTTGAGGTTAATCGAGATGGTTATTTATTCCAGGTTTTGGTAATTGAAGATAATGGTGAGGATGACTTTGATTGTGGTTCTTTTACTGGAACAGCAGCTGATCATGATGAGACAGTTGCATTAGGAGGAGACTCTGTTGACCTTGCTTTTCTTAAAAACTCAACTGGCGGTGAGTGGGGAGTTTTTAGAACTTCGACGATTGCAGGTGATAATACTTTTTTATTAGGTCCTTATGGATTTCAGTCAAATTGTATTGAAGAACTAAAAGCTAACGCCTTTAATGTAGGGACAGCTAATAGGGTTAATGAAAACGGTATTACTATATATTATGCTGTTTTCAAAGAAGTAAGTGGTTACTTTGATGTAGGCTCCTATACCGGGTCAGGGGCAATAGCCTCAAAAACAGGTGTTGGGTTTAGGTCTGATTGGTTAACTACAAAGGGAGATAGATCAAGTGCTCCTCAGCTTCACACTGATGCAATGGGAGATGCTGTTGATTTAACAGCTCATTTTATATCTACTGCTCCATATACTGGCGGGATAACTTCTCTTGATGTTGATGGATTTTCTTTAGGAACAAACGCACATTGTAATGAGAATACTACTGACTATCACCACTTTAGTTTCCTTGTAGGCGAGACCGGAGGCGGTGGTGGAGCAACTGCTAATCCAATGTTACTTATGAATCATTTTAATGGTGGGTGTATAAATGGGTAGACCAATATATAAAGGTTCGACAGATCAGTCAACGGTAATTAGGATTTTAGATTCAACTACTTTTCTTCCTGAGAATGCAGTGGAGTATGATACTGCGGGAATTGCTCTTTGGTATCGCAGGGAGCAATCAGCAAAGGTTACTATTACTCCGGCTGCACTTGCGGCTCTTGATTCTGCACATACTAATGGAGGGATAGAGTTAATTGGAGACGGTTGGTACAGGCTTGATCTTCCTGACGGTGCAGGAGCTGTAGGATCAGGAAAGGATAGTGTTCATGTTGGAGGGACGCTTACAGGAATGATTGTAATAGGTAACGAACATGCTCTGGTTGACTATGATCCATATGACACGGTAAGATTAGGCTTAACGGCTTTGCCTAACGCTGCTGCTGATGCCGCAGGAGGGCTACCGATTAGTGATGTGGGTGGGCTTGACCTTGATACAAAGCTGGCAAATGCTAATGAGATTACTGCTGCTCGAATGGGTGCATTAACTGATTGGATTAATGGTGGGAGGCTTGATCTTCTTCTTGATGCCATTCCTACTACTACTGCTCCAACAGTTGCTGAAATTCAAACAGAGATGGAAGAAAATGGAGCTAGTTTACTAGACACTATTCGTGATGACCTTGATAATGCAACTGACGGTCTTGGAGCACTTAAAGCTTTGATAGATGGTCTTAATGATATAAGCACAACTGACCTTGCTACAGCTTTAACTAATATCCATCTTGATCATTTACTAGCTGCTGATTATGATCCTGCTTCTAAGCCAGGCACAGCTACAGCTCTTCTAAATGAGCTTGTTGAAAATGATGGAGGTGTTTCAAGATTTACTGCAAACACACTTGAGGAGGCTCCGAGTGCTGGAACCAACCCAAATGTTCTTGTTTCAACTACGATAGCTGTTGTAACTGATCAAACTCACTTTACATTGACAGCAGGATCAAATGATGATGATGCTTATAAAGATCAGGCAATAGTAATTTATGATGCTTCTGATAGTGATTTCCCAACAATACGTAAGTGTAGTGCATATACAGGAGCAACAAAAACAATAACACTTGACAATGCTCCTGATTTTACAATAGTCAACGGTGATGGAGTTAAAGCATTTGTTACTGCACCAGGAACAACTGCTCCGACAGTAGGTGAAATCCAGGCTGAGATAGAGGAAAATGGTGCAAGTTTGTTGGATACTATCAGAGACGATCTTGATAATGCGACTGATGGATTGGGGGCTTTGAAGACCTTGATTGAGGCAGTTCCAACAGTAGGTGAAATAAAAACAGAACTGGAAGCAGATGGCACTAAGTTAGATCATATATGGGAGATGACAGAAGATGATGGTGGTGTTCGTAGATTGACTACTAATGCTCTTGAGCAAGCTCCATCTGGAGGATTAAGTGCACAGGAAACAAGAGATGCATTGAAACTGGCACCTACGGTAGGAGCACCAGCTGCAGGCTCTGTAGATGATCATCTGGATGATATTGTAGAGGATAGTAATGAGTTACAGGGGAATCAAGGTAACTGGGCAACAGCAGTTGGCTTCTCAACACATGATGCTGCAGCTGTTAAGACAGCTATGGAAGCGGAAGGAGCGAGTGATCTTGATACTATTGCTGATGCTATTGCTAATGGCTCTTACGGATTGTCAGCATTACAGGTTTTGATAGCAGCTCTTCAATCTGATCTTGATAATGGCACAGATGGCTTAGGAGCACTAAAGGTTTTAATAGATGCTGTTCCTACTACTAAGACTGGATATAGTTTAGCTTCCACTGGAATGGACTCGGTAATATGCAATGTAGCTACTGTAGGTGCTACACCCACATTATTATTGAATAAAACGCAGGGAATCTGGAATAAATTATTTGCAAAGAAGACCGTAACAGCTTCTGCAGAAACAGCATATGAATCAGATAACTCAACAGTAATGAAAGCCTGGACACTTGCTGATGATGAGACTACAGTAAGTAGAACACCTTAGGAGGGATGATGAACTTAGAAAAGATTTATGCTAAGGAGAATAGAGACCCTTGGAAGATAAGAAGGTGGTTGAAAGGATATGGATATAAGGAAATTTTTATTGATCAAGCGATTGGTGAATACGCTTCGATGCTAGTCAGCGGGGAGCAATTTGGGCTTAATAAAGAAGGGGTATCTATTCTTTCCAATCTTATTCGTAATAGAGTAGTTCAACTTTCTATTTTAGCAGAGAGAAAGGAGAATAATATAAAAGTTCCTGCTGTTTTACCCTCACTTTGGGAAAAGATAAAAAGATTTGCTAATATAAAGGTTTGGTAAGAGAATGGCAATAAATCGATTTGCTATATTAACAGACGGCTTTCCAGAACCAGGTGAGATTGGTGGAACTGATTGGGGAACTAAGACAGGAAGAGCTTTATTGTTGACCGATGGATACTTTAATGATGATATAATAAGTCCTATGGGTGCAGAAATGCTGATGCCTCTCTATGCTTTGTGGAAAAGGTTCTGGTCTAAGGTGGAGGTATTTAGATTAGAAAGTGGCTGAGCAACATATATACATAGATTCTGGCGCTGACCCTGGTGGGGATGGGTCTTATGGTAGTCCATATGATTTACCAGGAGATATTAACTGGACTACAGGTGGGGCAAATTCTATCTTTGATTGGGTGGCTGCTGGTCACGATCCTTTTATAAACTTTGCCGGTGGTAGTTCATATACTAGTGGACTATGGATTGGTACATCAGGAGTTGAAGGCCATCCAATAACTGTACAACCTTATGGATCAGGGGATAAGCCTTCTTTTTCTAAGGCGACAAGCCCTGTTGTTAGCCTTTGGCAAAAGAGTTATATTGATTTTGATGAACTGGAATTTAATGTAGGCGATGACGACGATAAAGCGTTTTATGGGAATATAGTCCATCATATAAATCTTACTAACTCAAACTTCCCTGCAGGTACAGGAAAGGGAGCAGTTTTTAGGGCGGCAAATGGTACTGATGTTCATCACATCAATGTTCTTGGCTGTACATTTGACCAACTTACAAGTGCACCTGTTATGTTTAATATGGAAGAGGGGGCTGGCGGAGGTGAAGAGGAGGCAACTTTTAGGCAAATAAGAGTTGCTAATAATAGAATAACTGATTGTTGGTCAGGAGTAGAGTTTGTTGATGTTGATGAATGGGCACGAGTTAATGATTGCTCTCCGTATGATATAGATATTGATAGCAATTATATTAATAAAACAACCAGATATTGGATAAGAATACGTACTGGAACAAGAGAAGGTTATGCTAATTATATTCGTAGGAATGAATGCTATGATTCTTCAACAGTAGAACAAGCAGATGTAAACGCTTTTCAGCTATCCTGGGTGCGTGATCTTATTATAGAGGAGAATTATCTTGATGGGGTTGTAACCGATGATCCTGATGGATGTGCAATAATTCTTGATTGGGGATATAAGGTTAATGAATGCTTGAGCAATAATTGTACAGTACGGAGAAACAGGATCACGGGTTGCTTATCTACTTGGGCAGGCAAGGGTATAACTATTTATAAAGGAACCAACTGTAAGGTATATGAAAATCTGTGTTGGAATAATGGAGCTAATTTTAAAATAGCATCTGCTGAATCTACAGGCAATGTTTTTTATAATAATGTAGGCTATGCAGCAACAAGGCGTAATGTAGAGGTATCAGGTGGAGCAGCAGCTTCTATATGGAAAAATAATATATTGCATACTGCTCCTTATGGGATGTATATTACGCCAGATGCAACTGCGCCTACCGAAGAAAATAATTGTCTTTATAATCATAGCACTGCGGATATGTGGCTGGTCGGTACAGGTTCCCAAACTCCACATGCTACCGACGTACTAGCTGACCCAAAGATGGTTAATCCAGCAAATAATATTTACAAACTTAACAGTGATTCTCCATGTATTGATGCAGGAGTAGATGTAGGATTAACTGAAGACTTTGATAAAAGGCCAGTTCCCCAGAATGAGATTCCTGATATAGGAGCTTATGAATATGGAGGAGTAGAGGCAGAGATGTTATTACCTGTCTTTGCTGTATGGAAAAGATGCTGGACAGTGCCAGAGGTATTTGATTTTGGTTCGGAGACAGTAAATTAGCAAAGGATGGATAAGTCTGATTATGTCAATTTTTGACGTTTCTTGTTAGGAGAAATAAGTTGAATATCGTAGATAAGCCAGAAATAAGTATAGTAGGAGACAGTAAGTCTGCAGAAGATCAAGCCTTGCTTACTAAACTTGAGACTTGGTTATTGGATTCTGAGAGGTCTGTTTCAGAAACTACATGGAGAGAGAAAGCGAAAGAGAGCTATGAATTCTATGCTGGTGATCAAGATACTCCGGAGGTCAAAGCATCTCTCGAATTACAAGGTAGACCTGGGGCTGTCTTTAATGAGGTAAAGCCAAAGGTAGATAGCTTACTTGGAATAGCTGATCAAATAAGACAAGTTCCTACTGTTCTTCCTGTTGGTATGGAAGATGAGGCTTTGGCTGAATTATTAAATGGGACATTCAAGCACTATCGCAATGCAATGGGATTATCTGATCTTGAAATGGATTGTTTTGAGCATGGAATTAAATCAGGAAGATCTTTTTTGCACTTCCATATAGATTCAGAGAATCCATTCGAGCCAGAAATAAAAGCGAAGAGAATGCCTGGGAGGGATGGATTCCTTGATCCAGACTCTATAGAGTATGACTTATCAGATGCTCGATATATGTTTGTAAACAAGTGGTTTGATAAGACTGATATTCTAAGATATTGGCCTAAATTTGCAGCTCAAATAAATCAAATGGGCCAAGGAAATTCTAGTTCAGATGCACCATCTTACTTTGATCTAGCAAGGAAGAAGTATAGAATATTAGAAGCCTGGTATCGAGAGCCAGAAACTGTTATCTGGTTCATAAATCCTATAACTCAGCAGCCTGATTGGCTTGTTCCTAAAGAATGGAATGAGTTTGTAATTAATCTTCAAAAAGGAATTGCGCTCCCAGGAGATAAAAAACTTCAGATGGACGCACCTCCTACCCCTTATGAAGGGGTCAAAATGTTTGTCCATACTGCAATATTTTCTGGGAGCCTTCTTCTTGAATCAGGAAAAAGTCCTTATAACCATCTAGATTTTCCTTATATTATGTATGGAGCTTATAAAGATGAAGATAAGAATGTTTGGTTTAGTGCAATAGAGATGATGAAAGATCCTCAAAGAGCATTGAATACAATGAGGAGACAACTGTCTCATCTGCTGCAAACTGCTCCAAAGGGAATCTTGATGCATGAAGTAAATACTATTCTTAATACAGATGAGTATGATAAGAGGTCAGCTTCTCCCAATTTTAGGATGGAGCTTGCAAGAGGTTCTCTTGCTGCAGGAAGGATTAAATTCTCAGATCAGCCTACAATCAGTAATATATATACTGTTCTGGATCAAGTATATTCAGAGGCTATAAAGAATAGTTCTGGGATACAAGATCCGTTTCTGGGAATACAAACAAGTTCTAGAGAGCCTGGAGTTACTGCAAGACTTCGGTTAGAATCTAATATTGCTGTCCTGTATTTGATCTTTAAGAACTTTCGGCGCAGTCGAATTAAAGGTGGAAAGCAATTACTTTCTTACATACAACAGTATGTTACAACAGAAAGAGCTATTAGAATGGAAGGCCCAAAAGGGATGCAACTTGTGCAGATTAATTCTCAGTTGAATCCTCAATCAAAGGGCTTTAATGATATAACTGCAGGAAAATATGATCTGGAAATAGATGAAACATCAGAGAATGTTACCATGAAAAAACAGATTGCAACTATGCTTATGGAATATTCTCAAAATAATCCAGGAGCTATTCCTCCCGACTTAATTCTTGATTATATGGATGTGCCATTGAGCGCAAAGACTCGAGTTAGGGAATATAATGAAGCACGCTTAGAGCGTGAAGAACAGCTGATGAGGGCTAAGGCTAAGCCAGCAGCAGCAAAACCTTAGGAGGTGTAAGATGGGAGCTGAAGTGCAAGTTGAGGAAGAAGTAAAAGAGGAAGTTGTTGATAACTCGCTTGAGACTAAAGAAGCTGGAGATGGTGAGGAAGAATCCACTTCTGGTGAAGAGGAAAAAGAAGAGAAACAAGAAGAGGAAATAAAAGAAGAAACTGAAACTGAAACTAAAAAAGAAGAGGTTGTTAAACCCACTGTAGAAGAGGTTGTTGGAACACAGGGGGATGAGATACGAGAACTTAGACAGGTGCTTCGAGATTCAAAGAGGGAAAAGGATGGGTTAACTGCTCAGCTGGATAAATTTGGGAAAATTCTGAAAGATGCTAATCTGATGCCGGAGGGTGAGGAGGAGGATGCAGCTAGTACCAAGTTAGCTAAGGATACTAGGGATACTCAATTAGAAAACCTTTTGGAGATCATGAAAGTTAATCCTAAGTTTGAGGATGTAGATGAGGTTGTCTCTCAAGCTAATTTTGATGATATGATCGAAGTTATGGCAGAAGCCTATGTAAAAGAGAACGGTGGAAATGTTAAGGATGTAATTCCAGAGATTGAAGCTGGCATATGGGGCATGCCGAATCCCTACAAGTTCATGTATAAAGAGATAAAAGAAAACCATCCTAACTATGGTGGTAAAACAAGAACGGCTACACCTTTAAAAGGAGCGACAAGTGTTTCATCTCTTGGAGGAGGTAGCGGTTCAGATCAAGAAGGTTGGACAGCTAAGAGGATAGATAACATGCCTGAGGAGGAACTTAATACTGTTCCAAAGGATGTTTATAGTAAGTATTTAAAAGGTTTATTGAAGTAGGAGGTAATAAAGATGGCTGAAACTGTTTTTCTTACAAATGATGCATTGACAAGAAAGAAATGGGCACGAGATCTGTTTAAGATATTACTGCCAGCTACAGAGATAAATACCTTAGTAGGAAAAGGTGATGACTCTATTATTCAAATGAAAACAGAGTTAGGCAAGGGCGATGGCGATGAGATTACTTTTGGTGTCAGACTACCCTTGACTGGAGAAGGTATTGTTGGTAGAAATACTGTAGAAGGCAACGAAGAGAAGCTCATATTCAAGGATTTTAAGGTTGGCATTGAGGAGTTAAATCATGCTGTTCATACTGGTGGTAGAATGGAGCAGCAAAGAGTTCCTTATGATTTAATGGTAGAAGGTAAAGGAGGTCTCCAGGATTGGTGGGCAGATAAGCTGTCTAATCTGGCTTTTGCTCATTTATGTGGGGATACTACATTTAAAATTGCGGGTGAAACTTTTGCGCAAGATCCAACTGATCCTGATACAGACCACTGGCTGAAGGTAAATGATGTTGCTGAAGCTTCTATGACCAGCGCAGATATTTTGGACTTAAGTTTTTTGGACGCAATGAAGCAAAGAGCAGAGAATCCTGCATCTAGTTCGTCTTTCAAAGTAAGACCTTTGATGTTAAAGGGAAAGAAATATTTCAGGGTTTATTTGCATAATTTTGTCTTTGATCGACTTCGACTTAACACTAATGTAGGACAATGGGGAGATCTGCAGCGAGCTGCTAATAAGCTTCAAGTTCCAGATGTTGAGATTGAGTATAATGGAATGCTTATTGCAAAAAGTGAAAGGATTCGGCAGATGGTTGAAGATGGTACTGATGCAACTGCTGGAGTCTTTCGGAATGTTTTGCTGGGTGCTCAAGCAGCTGTTATAGCTTGGGGTGGTGCTGGTGAGAGTAAGTCTTCTACAATGGCATTTGTTCCTTATGAGACTGATGCTAAGAGGTATGTTAACATTCGAGGTGGAGGGATTCTTGGAGTTGAGAAGGTTGTCTATCAGGATAGAGACTTTGGAATAGTTACAGGGAGCTCTTGGGGTTCTCGCATAGAGTAAGGAGGTTATGAAATGGCTGATTTTTATACAAATTCGTTTTCAGATAATATCCGCCTTGCCAGAAGTAAAAAGTTAATTGAGCCTACAGATGGAACATACAACCTGATTCGTGTACCTAAGTTTGCTTTTGTAAAGCAACTATGGCTTTGGATTGAGACAGCCTACTCTATTGGAGCAGGCGCTCCGACTATTACTATAGGCTTTATTGGTAATGGAGATACAGCAGATCCAGATGCTTTTATGACTACTTTGGAGTGTGATCCTACTTTAGTAGGGCTAAAAACCTCTGTTGCAGGAAGTGCTGTGTGGGCGGATGGAAAGTATTTCGACAGTGCAAGTGGTGTTATAACGCTTACTTGTGATGATGATGGAGCTACCACAGTTGGAACTTTTACAGTCTTTGGAAGTTTTGCTGTGGTGCATTAAGCAACCACGTTAATGTTTGACGTTTCTTAGATTTAATTGGAGGTATTGAAATGGCTACAAATGACTTGAGAAGAGTCGATGTAAGATCTAATGTAAGAATTAATCCTTTTTGGATAGTGTCTGCAGAGTTTGGTTATGCAGATACTGGAGATGATGCTGTTCTGTTTGGGTTTCCTTTGGTCGGAGGTAATATATTTGTCCATGAAGTTATGGTAGTAGTAGGTACAGGCTTTACTGATGATAATGCTATTACAGGTATTGGCTACGGTACAATTACTGCAGCAGGTGTATTGACAGATACAGATGATACCAGATATATGGCTGAAGGTACTGATATGGCAACGGTTGAGACTCCTGGAGTATTCCCTGGTGGGACTATTGCTATTGATACAGATGGTGCTGTCACCGGAGCGGATTGGGCAAAAGCAAAGGCTGAAGGTACAATAGGGCACTTGATTATTACTGGTGCAGATTATGATAGTATGCCTGTTATTTATGCTCCTATCATAGCAGCGCAAACAGCTGGTGTTGCAAGATGTCATATGTTAATAAGCAGGATTCAATAGTTAAAAGAAGAAAGGACAGAGAATTGGCTCTGTCCCTTTTCGGAGGTTGAAGTGAACTTTAGTGAACTAAAGGTTGAACTCCAGGTAAAGCTTCAGGACACGAGTGATGATATTGCCAGTCGCTTAGGTGGTTGGATTAATGATACAGTGGATGTTGCTATTGATTTAGCAGATGTTCCAGGTTTTAAGACTATGGCATCCGTAAATACTGTACTTGGTCAAGCATACCTTAACCTTCCAAGTGCCTTCGATGGTAGGCTATTATATGTAGGCGATACAAGTGGCGATCTAGACTTAATTACCCTTGACGAGCTAATTGAGAGGTATCCAACTATGGCGGAGGTAGGAAATGTTGCAGCTGTAGCTAGAGAGGGGAGTCTTTTATATTATCAGCCTATACCTAGTGCTGCTGAGTCTTTGCTGGTTCTGTATAGAAGGAAGGCTACACGAATGGTCTTGGCAACTAGTGTTCCTGAAGGTTTACCTGAGTATTTGCATAGGCAGGTTATTATTTCTGGTGCAGCCTCTTTTGGGTTTGATATGATTGAAGATGGATTAGAGGATGGAGATAAAACAAACACTAACGCTCAAAGAGCACTTTTCGAAGATGGTTTGACTTTACTACGAGAGTGGGTTGCAAAGCGAAGGCTTCATGTTTCAAGAAGTGTTTGGAGATACTAATTATGATTGCTAAAATGAGAAGGTTTGGCAAACCTAGAACAGCTGCGGAAAGGAAGAAGAGGCATAAGGCCTTATATGGAAGTGAGAAGCTTCCTCCTAAAGGAACAGGCTGGAAGAAAGTTGCTAAGAGGAACAGGTAAATGGCAAAGGAGATGGTAATTCTTAAGCAGTCTGGAGGCTTGAACAATATAGTTGATTCAGTAGAGTTTCCTTTTAGTCCTGAAAATGGTGTCCCTTTCTTGGGAGCGGCTTATAATGTAGATATAGATCATATGAGAAGGATTAAAAGGAGAAGTGGATTTACTGCTACTAATAGAACTGAGTCAGTTCATAGCCTTTTTGCTGAAGGTCAGGATAGTTTGTTTATATCTGATCAGCATTTGTACAGGCTCTATAAGGACTTTTCAAGGAAAGGTTTAAGAAGCGGCTTGACCCTTAATGCTCGAATGTCATATGCTAAGGTAGAGTCTAAGATATATTATACTAATGGATTTGAGAACGGGTATGTTCAGGGTGACACAAGCTACGTCTGGGCAAGGAGCACTTATAAAGGGCCAGAAACAGTTAAGCAATTTGTAAGTGCCCCTGTCGGGAAGTTACTTGAGCTTTATGCCGGAAGAATGTATATAGCCCAAGGTAAAGTTTTATGGTACAGTAGACCATTCTCCTATAATCTATATGACCCTGCGAGGGATTATATTATATTCGAAGGTGATTTAAAAATGGTTGCTTCTGTATCAGATGGAATGTACATTGGAACAGATAAAGATATAATTTTTCTGTCGGGAAGAGAGCCAAAAGAGTTTGAGTTTATTACTGTAGCTGATTACCCTCCTGTTGAGGGAACTGCTGTTAAGATGAATAGTTCTATTATTGAGGGCTTGAATAGTTTAGGAAGGGCTGTTATTTTTGCAACAACAAAAGGAATATGTATTGGAGGAAGTAGTGGAAACTTTGTAAATCTTACAAGGGATTCGTTGGATTATCCAGCAGCATCTTACGGCTCTGGAATAGTCAAGAATGATAAGTATATCTGCTTGTTAGAACCTTAAAAGGAGAAGTAAAATGTCTTTACAATTAAGCACAGGATTAAGAAATGCAATGCTAGGCGAGGTTGGAAATGCTCCTGCTGTTATAGTAGGAGCTACACTAGCCTATGTTGATGGAGGAGCAGGAGTAGACTCGATTACTGACAGTGGTAGCGGTTTTGTTACTGCAGGATTTAAGACAGGGATGGTAATCAAGACCCAAGGATCTACAACAGGAGCGAATGATGGAACATATACTGTATTAAGTGTAGCTGCTGGAACAATGACATTTGCAACTGGCAGCTTTGACACAGCAGAAGCTTTTCCTGCAGGTGGAGTAATTATAGGTTCAGATGGTGGATCATTTAAAGATGTAATGAAAGATGGAATCATCCGAATCTATTCTGGAGCGCAGCCTACAGACTCTGATGATGCAGAGACAGGGACATTATTGGCTACTATTACAGTAGCAAGTGGTGCTCATACTCCAGGATCAGAAAGTGCAGGACTTGAATTTGGAGCGGCCTCTGCTGGAGTAATAGCAAAGGATTCAGGTGTTTGGTCTGGTGTTGCGGTTGCTACAGGGACAGCAGGATGGTTTAGGTTCTATGATAATGCTGTTGGAACTGGAGCAAGTGAAAGTTACAAAAGATTTGATGGAGCTGTCGCAACAAGTGGAGGACAGTTAAATATGTCTTCGACTTCAATTACATTAGGAGCAACTGTTACACTTGATACTTTTCAGATAACTTTACCTGCAACTCCGTAGGGGATAAAAGATGGCTGTAATTTATACAACTGCTCAAGATAGAAGTATAGCTTCTGGCTCATGGACAGATATTAACTGTAGTGTTCCATCAAGTGCGACAGGAGTAATTATTCTTGTAATTAATGAGGGATCTGTCCTTGAAAGGCAATTCATACTCAGAAAGAAAGGCTCATCTGATAGTCATACAGGCTATTTAAGAAAGGACACTCATACTCAGGTTTTTGTAGGGGTAGATGTAAATGGTTATTGTCAAGGGTATGTAAACCATACTGATGTTAAGTTTAAGATAATAGGTTACTTTAATGATGAAGCTGTTTTCTTTACTCATGGCATAGGAATTCCAACAACAGGAGATGAAGTATGGAATGATACTGATTTGTCAGGTTCATTACCTGTAGGTACTAAAGCTGTTATACTGTTTCAGAGTCAGAAGACTTGGTATGGCTTCCGTAAGAATGGCTCAAGTGATAATAGATATTGCTTGGATCGGACAGGATATGGAGTTATTGTTGGAGTAGACGAAGATCGTAAGATTGAAGTAAGGACAATGCAGACTTCTTCTACTTCTGTTTTTATATATGGCTATTTAACAGTAGGAGAATTTCCTGCAAATTCAACAGATAAGTCTCTTGCTATTACAGGCAGTTGGCAAGATATTACAGTGTCCGGAGCTGAAGCTTGTGTAGTAGAAGTTTTTGATCCAACATATGATCGTCTTTATGGAATCAGAAAGAAAGGCTCTGGGGATGACTTTTATAACAATGAAGCCGGGCATGCCTGGATTGTTACAGGACTAGATGGGTTTGCAAGGTTTGAGGGTAAAATAGGAGATGTATCAACTGACTTCTATCTTACTGGTGTGCTTGAGGCTTCAGGAACGGCTGTCCTTACTTCGTATGATGGTCAGCATAAGCATACTGCAGAAGTTCCTGCTCTTGTTCAAGATCATATACTTACAGTAAGTAGTCCTCAGCATGGGCATACTGCTACAGGAGATATACTCCTTAATGGAATAGAATCCCATAGCAGTTCTCATGCTCATACAGCAGGGACTGTTTATTTGGACTATACAGGTGTTGATGCAGCTAGCACTCTCCCTGCTTTAACAGCTACTGCTACAGGCTTTTTGGGTGCAACTGGTGATGTTACATTTCCAGCCTTTACAATAGTAGCAGGAACTGGGAATTGTCTTGCTGTAACATTACCTGGAATAACATCTACTGGGGTAGCTGCTGTTCATCCAATTGGAGATGGAGAAGTTGTTCTTTCTACTTTGGAGATGAACTCACTTGCAGGAGCAAAAGCAGCTATTGAGTTTCCAACACTTGAAATTACAGTAGCCAGCAGTACAGGCAAAGTAGGATATGCAGACTTTGAGCTTCCTGGAATAACTCTTGAGTCAAGTGCCGGAGCCGCAGCAACAGATATTAAATTGAGCCTGGAAGTTGATGCAACAGGGACTGTTCATGTTATAGCAAGTTTAGATAAAAGTCTTCCTTCTTTGAGGTTGGAAGGTTATGGTTCTGCAGATAGCATAGGCTTATTTGACTCGGGTTTACCAGCACTTAAAGTTGCAGGAATTACAAGTCGAGAGTCTCTTGGAAACGGAGCTATTATACTGCCATCAATGCTTGCATTGTCAGGAAGTCTCTGTGGAGAAATTGGATCGCTGAATCAAGCAATAGCAGACTTGACCTGTCTTGCAACAAGCTACTACTCTCCAACAGGAGATTTTGATGTTAGTTTACCAGGGTTAAATATTAATCAATCAAAGGGACAGGCTTCTGGAAGGTTTACTGATTATGTTTTAAGATATGTAGATTAGGAGGTTAAAATGGGCAAGAGTGTTCATGATGATATATTAGATGTAGCATTGGATAAGATTAAGGAAGATGCGACAATAATGACTATATGTAGTCAAGAGCCGACTACTTACACAGAAGCTATTACAACATATAAGTTAGCTGATGTTACTATAGCTGATGCAGACTTTGGCTCTCCTGCAAACGGAGATATAAGTGGCAGGAAGATTCAAGTAAATGAACAAACAGAGATAACAATAGATGCATCGGACACAGCAACTCACATAGCTATATCTGATGGAGACACAAGCAAACTTCTGTACGTTACTACTTGTGCATCACAGGCGCTTACTTCAGGAAACAAGGTTAGTATCCCAGCATGGGAGATAGAGATAGAAGATCCGACATAAGCAACCATGTTAATATTTGACGTTTCTGGGTGGTTAATATGGATTATCTTGGAATATGTTTAGGTCTTAGAAAGATTACTCCAAGCCAATATGCAGATTATGATTTTAATAGTCTGTGTAAGTTTGGAGACTCCTATCTAGGAGCTAATGAGAATGGTATTTTTGAGCTTGAAGGTGAAGATGATGATGGAGTAGATATAACTTCATTCTTTGAAGTAGGCATAACTGACTTCGGCATCCCAAATCAAAAGCAGATTCGGTCTTTGAAAGTAGGATATGAGGCTGATGAAGATTTAATTCTTACTGTTGTAAACGATGACTGGAACTCAAGGAGCTATACTCTGACCCCTGTTATAAAGGGAAAGATAGAAGGAGGGTTGAGAGTTCCTGTTGGAAGGGATGGTAAGGGAAGATATTGGATGTTTAAGGTTGAGAATACAGATGGGTGTTATTTTGCTGTAGATGGAATTACAGCAAGAGTTATTTTTCTTGGTGTTAAAGCTCCTCAATGGATTTGGAGAGGTGTTCTTGTTCAGGATCTATCTTTGGAATGTGAAGGAACTGGATAATGTCTTTAAGATGTAACTATTCTGGGGATAAAGAAAAGGCAAGAAGTCTTTATAGAACAGGGCTTAAGCGATTAGATGATTTAAAGACTGTAATGTCTTTTCAAAAGCTTAATCAATTATATAAAGAACATATATTGCCTGATGGTTCTATTATAAAGTGTTCTTCGATATATGGTCAGGATAATATTGATATTTTTTCTCCAGTTATTATATCTCCAGAGGTTACTCCAATTATAGAGGATGTAAAAGTTCCAGAGATATCTTTAGCAGAGGCAGTTAAATTACCTTTAGTATTGCAGACAAGCTGTACTGATTTAAGTCTTGTTGAAACCTTTTATAATGCTGCAGAGACTCATGTATATGTTGAGGCTTTTGATACTGGATATAGGCCAACATATCCAGATTCAATGTCTTGGCCTTGGGTAGCAGGTGTACCTATTGGCTATATTGATTTTGCGGGAGCGTGCACAGAAAATCCTGCTAGTCCGTATATGTACACTGGTGGTGGATTTGGGGAGTGTACTGGTTTTTATGAAGGGAGAACTCATGTCGTTACAGCATGGTTAGTAGATGCCATCTGGCAGTGGGATTTAAAATACAGTTATGGCAGACAGCAAGTATTATCTGGTACTATTGGTGGAGGGGTAGACCCTAACAAAATAAAATTAGGAGTTTTTATAACTGCTGAGTCTTACTATGGTATGCCTTGTTATTATCCTGCTTGGTATGATATTTCTGATCTACCTTATTGGCCTGACCAATTTTATTGGGGTCATGAATGGGTTTGCCCAGAAAATTGGAGTTATCCTACTCCTGAGGAGATGGTACTTTACAATGGACTTATTACTTATAATGAGCCGATACTAGACTGGTGGCCAACTAGATCTGAAATTAGTTTTAATATGATAAATGAAACTGAATGGACTGTCAATATTGATATTCCAGGTGATGAGTATATGCCTCTTGTTTCAATACCATATCCTGTTCATGCCTTGAATGCACCCAGTGATCACTTGAAAAGAACAGTAACTCTCTTTTTACAGACAGAAACTTGCAGAGTTCCATTAGTACTTTACATTCTTGGTTACAAGAATCTAGAATTTAGAACAGCATATTGGGATTTATCTGGAGAGAAATGGCCTAGGATTTATAATACTTCTTGGGGTGCTAGTCATCGAACTATAGGTACTGTTTATGACTATTATAGATGGAATCTGCATATAAGTCCTACCAGTCGATATCTGGCTGAAGCGAATAATGAATATTGGCAGCATTATTTTAATAGTGTTCATCCTCTTCAGATTAATTATCAAGTTCCTAATCAATATCGAAGAACAAATCCTGGTGTTTATGTTACAAGAGGGCTTGTGCCTGGAGAGCCTTTTTCATCCTTAGAGAGACGAGTTGCCCTTAATCATATAGATTATATGTAGGAGATTAAAATGACTACTTTTTATGACCCAGATTTAACTGCTAAAGATCTTGTTCAAAGTAGATTCGGTGAGATTCAGTCATATGGATCAGCTGCTATAACTACAGCAAACAATTTTATTGACAGTTTAAAACAATCATTTAGTGGTTTAACAGCTTCAATGCCTAGCGCAGATATAGACTATGATTTTCAAGAGATTGTATTAGATTCTGATATTGAAAGCCATAGACCGAATGCTCCAGTAGATAGTGCTCTTACTCCTAGTGTTGGAACTATTCCTACTATACCAGTCTTAAATGATATAACCTTAGCAACACTTCCATCTGTTCCATCCTTTGAAGGAGTGCTTCCAGAGATAACATTTCCTGATTATCCAGACACTGATTTGCCAGCAAGTCCAGGAGATGCTCCATCTTTAGAGAGTATAGATGTTCCTACTGCTCCATCAATTACACTTCCTATTCCACCAACTGTAGATCAGATACTTATTCCATCTCCTCCAGATATTACAATGCCTCAGTTTGATGGAGTACTTCCAACAGAAGATCTTACACCGCCTGAACCTATGTTTATTTATAATGAGACTCCCTATCAATCAGATCTTCTGGATGCTGTTACAGCAAAGCTATTGGATGATGTTCAAGCAGGTGGAACAGGATTGGATGTCAGTGTAGAAGAAGCTATCTTTGATAGAGCTGTAGCAAGAAGGGAAATAGATGATGAAAGAATGTATGATGAAGCTGAAAACTTCTTTGCTGCAAAAGGATTCATTCTTCCTCCAGGAGCTTTAGCAGGAAGAATCTCAGAAACATTGGCTGAGATATCAAGAAGGAATGATGATATAAATGAAAAGGTTATGATTGAACAGGCTAGACTTACACAAACAAATCTTCATTTCTTTATCCAGTCGTCTGCTGCTATGGAACAACAGTTAATGATTCATTCTAATACTGTTGCAGATAGACAGTTTCTTGCTGCGAAGGAAGTTGTGGAGGCAGCTGTTAAAATATACAATATTAAGATAGTAGGTTATAATGTCAGATTGGATAAATATAAAACAATGGCAGCTGTCTTTGAGTCAAAGATTAGAGCGGCAGCTTCTGAATTAAATCTGTATCGAACACAACTTGAGGGAGCAAAAATTAGTGCTGAAGTTCAAGGACACTATGTAGCTGTATATAATGCTCAGGTAAATGCAGCAACTAGCCTGTTAAATATGTATAAGACTCAAATGGAGGGAGCTAGTGTTAGAGCAAGTCTTGAAAGACTAAAGATTGAGAACTTTAAAACTGAGATTGAAGCGTACTCTGCTAATCTAGCTGCGAAGACAGCAGGATATAATTTATATCAAGCTAGGATAGTGGGAGAAGCGTCAAAAGTTGACATTTATAATAATCAAGTTAAAGCCTTCGTCGGACAGGTTGAGGCTAAGAAGATTGAATCCAGCATGCTGATTGCAGAAATGGAAGCTCAAATAAAAGAAAATGATTCTAAAGTAAACAGTTACTTGGCTGAAGTCGAAGGCTATAAGACAAATGTGTTGAAGGAAAACTCTAGGATTGAAGCACTTGTTAAGACTTATGGATATAAAGTAGGTGCATATGAAGCTGATACTGCAGTGGCTAAAGTTGAACTAGATGCTCAGATTAAGACTTATGATTCAAAGATACAACAGGCAAAGAATCAGACTGATCTATTGCTTGGCGAAGCAAAACTAAATATTGAAAGATATTTAGGAGCGCAAGCAATATTTGCTGATGCAATTAAGTCAGGAGCAAATGTATCTGCGCAGCTTGCGGCTAGTTCGATGGGTGCTGTAAATGCAAGTGCGTCGATAGGATATAATGCTAATCAAGGAACACAAGCATCTTCATCTTATAATCAGCAAGTATCATCATCTACAAGCACAAGTCATGTTACACAGGAAATAGACAGCGTAAGTACTACTCAATCACATGCTGTTCATGAGTATATAGGAGGATAAGATGCTACCATCTGGATTTCGAATTGGGAGTAATAAAAAGAAAGTAGAAGAAAGATCCATTGCTACTAGAAGATCAATGGCTGCAACTAAGTCTAATGTAGCTTCAATGCTTGATCCAAGTGCTACAGCTACTAGAGTTGCAGAGCGAAGAGAACATCAGTTGAATCTTCAGAGGATAAAAGAAAAAGGTCTTATGGCAAGAACAAAGCTAGGGGCTGGTATAGAGTCAAGAAAGCTAGCACTTGAAGAAAAGAAGTATCCTCTTCAAGAGGAGATAACCAGGAAGTATCTTATGCCTTATCTTAAAGATGCAGGAAAAGGATCAGCTAAGCCTTCAGATATTCCAGGAGCTGCTGTTCCAGAGATACTAAAGAAGATGGGTGGAGCTGCAGGAGCAGTTGCTAGTGAACCTGCAGTGGCAAGTACTGGCAATCTTAATCTTGTTAAGAAAGATGGAGTCTGGACTAAAGCAACTCCAGGAGCAACAAAAGATACTGCAGCTCCAGGTCCAATTTCTGGAGTTACCCCAGTAAAAAAGAAAAGGAAACTTAGACCCTCTATAGAAAACTTCTTGTCTGGAGTTAAAAGTGATTTTAGGGAAATGCTGCTCCCAGATATATTTAAGAAGGGAGCTAGAAAAGGATATGATTGGACTTATCCTGAACTAGAGGAATAAGATAGGAGAACTGTATAATGAATCCTGAGTCCTTTGCTCTAAATTTAGTAATGAAGGATGTAACCGCTCGAAGAACAGAAGAAAATAGGATTGCTACAGCTAGGTCTAAATTCATCTGGGATCCGACTAAAGCCCAAACAATGATATCAAAGCTTCTTGAGCCTCATGTACCAGAGGGAAAGAAGATTGCAACGAAGAAGCATCCTTCTAGATTATCTGCAGTTCAGGCTGCTATACCAAAGAGTGATCCAAGACATGAGATGGGGACAGAAGTGTGGAAGGATTACAGCCGCTTAATAACTGATCCTGCTTATTCTAAATATCGCCCAGAGGATTTGGTTATGGCTTCCTTTGTTAATAGGTTAAAGGAGAAAAAGGAAGCTATACATGAGCATACTTGGAAGCAGAAATCAAGCCCCTTGAGGACTTTCTTTAAAACACCTGTAGCTGAACTTCCTGATCAAGAGGCTTGGGAAGTAGCAAAGCCAAGGTCTACGTATAGTTCTGTTGGAGCTAGTTTTGCTCTTGGAGCTGCAACTAAAGGTATTCCTCAAGCTATAGCTCGCATTCCTGGTGTGGCTCCAAAGGCTCTTAAGTGGGCAGGGCAAAAAGGAATAATGAAGCTAGTTGGCCGTGGCTTAACTGCTGCTCCACATCCTGTAGCAAAAGCTGCTGGTCTTGGATTGATGTTTATTCCTGATTTGCTTGCTTTTGATATTGCAGGAAATATGATAAGGAAAACAGAATGGGCTCAGAATCGACCTTGGAAGGCTCTTCTTGCTGAACTAACTGTAGGAGGTGTAGCAGTGGCTGGCACACAGAAGGTTGCAAAGAAAGCTGTAACAATGGCTGTTCGCAGGTTTGCTAGTACTGCTGTAGCGGAGGAAGCAGCAAGTACAGCTGCAGCTACTTTGCCTACTGCAGAAACTTTAAACAAAGCTGCTGAAGCAACAGCAGCAAGGGGAGCTGCTCAAGAGCATTTAATGAAAAATCTTGAGAAGGGAAGATTAGGACTTGTTAATGCTCTCAGCAGAAAGATAGAGAAAGGAGTTGAAACAGGGCAGATATGGAGGGAAGTTGAAAGTAAAGCTCCTCTTGCTGCTAAGAGAAGTCCTCATCAAGGAGTAGTTCCTATTATAGAAAAGCCAAAGACTCCTGCCTGGCTAAGAAATGCAGAGGAACTTGCCGGTGGACAAGTAGAAAAGGAGCCGTTACTGTATGGGGCTAAAGGAAAACCTGTTAGATATAAGTTGAAAGATATTGAGCGTGAGGAAAAAGTTATAGAGTTTATTGGAAAGGGAAAGACTGCTGATCAAGCTATTCAAGAAGTTGGAGCTATGGAGAAAGTAAGAAAGGATAGGTTTGTTCTTGAGCCAGTAGGAAAGGTTAAGAACCTTGCTTATCAGACCAAAAACAAACTTAAAAAGATGGGATACTCTGATACAGATATTTCTAATATGGGAGCAAGACAAGCTCAAGTCTTTAGTAAAATGAATATTCATAAAGTAGGTTTTGATAAGGCTACAGATACAATTCAGAAAACTGTACGTAAAACAGTAGCTAAGGCAGCTAAGGAAGAGACATTAGACATACCTGCTTCTTTTCCTAAGAAGCTAGCCAAACTGGAAAAGGAAAGAGATTTTGGCGACAAAGATTTAGTAGATCTACGTGAAAAAATAAAGGGGACTAGGAAGAAGATCACTGAGACTGTTAAGCTCTTCAAACAGGACAAGCTTCCTAAGCAGATAACTAAAACAGCAGAAGCAAAGACATCTGTTGTTCAAGGACTGAAGGATGAAATATCAGCTGCTCCTGCTTTTAAAGCAGTAAAGGTTGGAGAAAGATTCGAGTCAAAAGAGTATTCTAAATTTTCTGGAGCCTTTCATAATAAACTGGATAAATTGTTCAAGGAGAAAAAGATAACTCGTGAAGAGTGGCATAGTCTATCTAATGAGCTTGGTGAAAAAAACCCATCTGCTATATTAAGACGAGAGAATGCAGCAAAAGCAAGAGCAAAGGCAGAGGCAAAGGCACAAGAGACTGTATCAGCTACTACACTAGGAGAGGAACAATTTGATGCTATGGCTGATCTATCTGCAAAAGTAGCAGAGGGTGAGTATGAAAGAGCCTTCTCTGCACTGGAAAAAGCTAAAGTAAAAACAGCTTACTCAGCCTATATAAAGGGAACAGCAACAGCAAAAGAAACTGCTATTACAGAAGCCTCAGTAGAAGCTAATTGGGGAGCTTTAAAGAAGCTTCTATATGGACTTGTTGGAGCTACGACTGTCTTGTCTCTTTCAGAAGTTCTTGGCCCAAGGAAGGCTGAGGCAGGCATGGTAGATACTGGTGCAAGAGTAGTAACTAAGCTCACAGGAGAGATGCTTAAAAAAGCTAAAGGAAAGGGTTTAAAGATTCTCTTAGAGGAGCTTGAGACTGCTGGCCTTATTCCAAAACCAAGCCTTAATCCTTACGCTCTTGGTGATCCTATGAGGTCTATTGTTGTTACACCTAAGCTATCAGATATCAGAAAAAAGAAGGAAATACCTCTTGGGCTAAGTAAATTATTAACTCCTTATGCTCAATATCATTGGTTTGCTGGTACAAATGCAGAAGGTCTTGAAACTATGACCAATCCTGCAGTACAACTGGCAATGGCTAGGACAGCTGCTCATGTAAATACAGAAGAGGGACTTAAAGTATTTAACAGAATTGTCAAGGATGTTCCTGGATATAAGGAGTCTTATAAAGAAGTCTCTGCAGCTATGGCTCCTCTTGAAAAAGAGTATATGACACAAATGGCTGAAAGAGGATATCATGGATGGATGGGCAAGAAACTTGGGAAGGATATAGAAGCTAAATGGAAAGCTATAGAAAAAAGAAAGAATTTTAAAGGTAAGGGTAAAAGAAAGATCGAAGATGGTGATGTAGCAGCTTTAAAAGCTTTAGAAGCTGAAATGAATATTCATAAGAAAGCTTTTGAAGGCTCAGAAGCTATGTATAAGCAGTATATAAAAGGATGGGATGAGGCTATTAAACCTTTAGCTGCAAAGCATCCAAGTGTTAGAATATTCTTAGGCTCAGAAGATACAGCAGCTTTTAAACATTATCCATGGCTGAAAGATACACTTTCCTTTGAAGAGGAAGTAGCTATTGGCAGGATAAAGGATATGATGGAGGAGCAAGCCTTAAGACTTATGGATGTAAACGGAAAGCCTCTCTTATATAGACCTTATATGTATCATGCAGCTCATCCAGATAGAGATTTTAAGGCTCTTCAAAAACATATTCATACTGTAAATCCACACTCTGATGTTACTCCACCAATGGCAAAGCTTCACAGTCGTTCCTTTGGACTTCGACCTATGATGCCAGATGCTTCCTATACAATGCAAAGATATCTTCCTGATATAAATGTTAGGATGCAGTATATGGACTTTTGGAAGTACAAAAAGCCAGGAGGCTGGCATGAATTTTCAAGAAGCTCTGAAGTCCAAAATACAGATGGACTAAGAAGATTCTTTGACGCTTTTGAAGCAGGGTTCAAGCCTCTTGAAAGAGGACCAGCTAGTGATTGGGCAGAGACTGCATATAGTGTTGAAGTAGCTAGGTTATTAGCATTCTCAGCATCTGTTCCATTTAAACATGCAATGAAATTAACTGCTGATCTTAGAGTATTTGGTGCAGAAGGAGCGAAGAATATTCCTGAGGCTATAAGAACTTTTTCAAGATCAAGTTTTAAGAAATCAGGAAACAGTGCATGGCTTGAAAAGAGAGGATTGAAATCAGATTCTATAGATTCTATTGTAAAGGCTTGGACAAACCAAGGTAAGATGCATAAACTTATTGCTGATATAGATACGTTTAGAGTACCTGAGACAGGGTGGAAAAGAATCTTGCAGAAGTTCAATGAGATTGGAGGAGCGCCTGTTGCAGCCGTTGAAAAATATGACAGAGGTTTTTCTGTTCTATGTGGACTTGAAATGGCAGCAAAGAAAGGCATGACTCCCTCACAGGCAGCATATAGCGTATTTGATACAATTCTTAAAACAAACTTCTTAGCTGGTCCAAACAATCCAGGATGGCTACGTGATCCTATGATCAGACTCTTTCTAACTTTTCAAGGAACTCCATTTAAGATTATAGAGCAAAGAGGTCTCTTATATGGAAGAACTGGGAAGGCTGTAGGAAAGGCATCTAAAGAACTACTTAGGCAACTTAGGCTTGATGTTAAAGAAGGAGAGCATAAACTAAAATGGTCTCTTATCAAAGGTGCTTTAGAGAGTGAAAGAGATCTCTTTGGAACTCCTGTTGTCAAGCAGTTTATGAGAGAGATGCTGGCTGTTGGTACTATTATAGGAACAGGTAGAATGGTCTTCGATGCAGATATGAAGCATCATATGTTTCATCCACCTTTTATAAAATTTAACACAAAAGAAATTGCAATAGGAGCAAGTCCTTTAGCAACAGCTACATATAGGACTTGGATGGACAAAGAGCATAAAGATGATGAGTTCTGGATGTCAACCTTTTTCAAAGAGTGGTTTGGAAGGGCTAATAAAGGATTTCCTATTCCTGCTAATTTTACAAAAGCTTTGAGATTATCAAAGGATGATATTCCTACTATATATAAAGACAGTAGATTAAAATATATCTTTGCGATACCTGCAGTAGGAGAGGGGCATTAGTATTATATCTTACTCATAATCTCATCAACTTGCATTTTACTGTAGAGTTCTCTGGCTTTCCATATAGTTTTTTCCTTTTCTGTTCCCTTGCCAGATAACCTTTTTTTCTTCTCATTCTCTGATTCTAAGCCATAGAATAAAGGTATAAATTTGTTGTCTTTAATCTCAACAACCCAGACATTCATACCTCCAATTACCGCACCATCTAGGTAAGTCATGCCTACTTCGTAGAAGGGGAAGTCTTCATGAATACGAGCAGCCCAATTCAACTTACCTAGATAGTCTCCGAACATTAGTGTAATATTACGATTGCGAAGAGGGTAGAATTTACGCATCAGAATCCGGCTCACGAATTTCTATATGCTCATCATCTGTTATATCTATATTTACCTCACCAGCTACAGCTTGCATAAACCAGCGTACTGAATACATTTTACTATCATCTGTCCAAGACGAGACTCCGCCAGCTAAAACTTTACCTTCTGCTAAAGCCCCTCTTACTGCATCCTCAAGGTCTGCTATTGAACTCTTTATTATAATATCATATTGCATTTTATTCTCCTTTCTACGTTAAAATTTGACATTTCTTTGAATACTCTATCTTCCAGTATAATAATACCATATATCTCCTTTCTCCCCATTAGGGCCAACATATAGTCGCTTGACTAATCCTCTTTTAGTAGCTGTAGCTATAACATTATCAAATTTGCCAGAATCAATATCTCGCCAGACAAGAGACAGAAGTTGTTTTTCTGTAATCCACTTTTTAGCTTTGACAATATTTACTACGAGAGCTACATCTACTGCAATAGTACTTCGTCCAACAGCTCTGAAGACATGCTCCATCTGGGCCTCAGCCTCCTCAAGAAGTGACAGTGATCTTTCCATGTCTTGTGTTTTAATTATAAACTCATTAGATCTACTTGCTGCGCAAACTATGGAGATTTTTTGTGCCGTGTTTGGCTTCCTTTGATACCAAGCATCGAATGTGGGGTCTTGACAGATTCGATTAGGAGACAAAGCCCTATATGATTGATACCACTTATCCCATTCTACAAAGCATTTTTTATCATACTTATACTCTCCTACTAGTCTGCTAATTACATATAAATCCTTAGCTAACTTTTCTCTTAGGTCTATATCCTCTGGTGTCTCTACTGGAGCGGTTATAGGTTTATATTTATCAGTTGCCCAAAGATATGTTATCCTGGAAGTCAGCCCCATCCCTACAGCAGTAGTAGGTAATGTATTAGCAATGCTGTCTGGTGTAGTAGCAGCTTGCATATTTAAAAATACTGATGGAATTATATTAGAGCCACTGTGTTTTGTTCTATATTTCCAGGGTACTTCTTGAGCATCATATAGATCAGTTAAGTATGTTATCATTCTTGTATTTTCTGTTTTTGCCCCAAGAAAACTTTCAAACTCTTTGCTTATGATAGTCAGAGAAGCATGTCGAAATGTTGATCCATCAGCCATTTGCTCATCCACAGCACTACCCTCTAAATCTTGTACTAAAGCTTGAGGAGTAGTAGCATCAGCGCTGTAGGTGATATCTGGTATATTGGCTAAGAACTCTGTAGCAAAAGTAATTGCTTGTGATTTGCGAGGCCCACCTGGAGGCCCAACAAGGACAATATATAAATTAGGATATATTCTTATCCTGCCAAGCGAGAGCCGAACCTTCTTTCTTAGAACAGCAGCTATAACAGAGATAGATGTCCATTTATGATATATCTTTGCTGACTCAGTATTCTCCATATATAGCATATACGAATCAAGCCAGTCATTTAATTCTCTCATTTTATACCTTTAATTGTTTCATTTTCATTTCTCCAATCTATATCAAGTTCTTTCATTTCTCCCCAACTCTTTCCAACTGCAAAGTCTACATCTATTGTAACAGGTTCTTGACCAATAACAATTTCTTTAAGCATAACCTTTCTCATGTCTCGAATTGCTTGATCAATTAAGGAATCTTCTACTTCAATATAAAGAGCATCATGAAGTTGACAGTATAAACTGTATTTATCTCCATACTTGAAATAAAATTCCGCAAGCGCAAAGTTGAGTAAGTCTCCTATAGTTGACTGGGGAATATATGCATAAGCACTTCTGAACAGATCATCTCCCCATCTTGATAAGAATCTTCTTTTTCTTTTCATAGGTGTTATCAAAGTTTTATCTTGCTGAAGTTGTCTCTGTATCCTCATATGCCAGGCTGTTAAAAGATGATTTTTACTGAAGAAAAGTTTGATAAGCTTCTTAGCTTGGGCTGCAGAAATACTAAGCTCTGCGGCAAGAACTTTCGGGCCTGCTGAATAGTTTAAGGCATGTCTAATTGTTTTGCCTACCCTTCTCTGCGTAGCTGCAACAGCTTCCATAGGTATTTCGTACATTATACTAGCTGTATATTTATGTATATCATGAGATTTCTTTCGTTGACTAGGCGACATTCCAAAAGACTCTCTAAACATTTTCATAAGAACTGTATCAAGACATAGAAAAACAGTAACAACAGCTTCTGCTTGAACATAATCTCCTCTTACAATGGAATAACCTTCTTTAGCAACATATAAACTACGAGAAGCTTCTGGAATATTTTGAAGGTTCCCTGGCCCAAATGGATGGATGATAGATTGGCTAGATGACCATCTTCCTGTGGCTGCTCCTGTTATATTATAGGAAGTATGGACTTTGTTTTTAGGAGATGTCTTAATATCTAGGAAGTTAGAAAGACTTTTTGCTTGTTTTCTGCACTGTAGGATTAACTTTAGTGCTGGATTATTTGTTATGCGGTCAAGCTTGTTAAGAGCATCTTCATCAGTTGTTAGTTTCCTCTCCTCATGGATACTCTTTCGACGCTTGAATTGCGGGGGAAGATCGAGTTCAATATACAGTAAATTTTTTATTTGGTCAGGACTATTATAATTGATTTCTCTTCCAATAGTTTTATAAAGCTTTTGTTCTAGTTGCTCCAGATTCAATTTTCCTTGTGTAACTAATTTATCTTTTAGCTCCATATCTACAGATAATCCTTGAAGCTGAAGAATAGAAGCAGGCTCTATTTCAGCAGTTACTCTATCAACTATGTCTTCGACATCCAGTGTCCTCATGTATTGTTTAAGCGGAAGAACAAGAGCTAGTGTGTTAACAGCATCAGCTGCATTATATAAGCCATGATAACTTTTGTCGTGCTTCCAGGCAGGAACGTCAAGAAGTATACTGGCCAGATAACCTAGATTAGATTCTAGCTCTGGCCAGCAGCAATGCGCAGCTATTATTGTGTCCATATAAATATTATTAAAGCAAAAAATCCCGTGATTCATCCAAAGAACACTTGCATCAAAAGAGGCATTATGAAATACAAGAGGTTTTTCTGTGAGAACTTTTCCTGTCCATCTCCAAAGTTCAAGCTCATCCCTCTCTGGAAAAGCAGGAGCGTCTCCTGATAATATAGGAAGAGATATTCCTGTCTCATTGGAAGCAGCAATAGCAAGTCTGGTAATATGGCAGCCAGGTGCGCCTCTAGCTGTTTCGATGTCCACTCCAATAGGATCGCCTAAATCTTCAAGAAGTAATTTACAAAAGTCTATCCATGTTTCTTTACTTGGCTTGTCTACAAGGATTCTATTATCCTTTGGAAAGTAAGCAAATCCTTGATGATATAGTGCCTTTCGTAAATCCATTATAGTAGTAAATGCAAGTGAGGGCTCGTAGCTTACAGCTTGTGGATGGTAAGTTGGAAGAACTTTCTGTCCAGGAACTAGACTTGATTCAATAACAGCTCCTCGATATGTTTTTATTCCTTTAAAGCCTGTCAAAGCCCATAGTGCTGTAGCACCTAAAGCTACAACAATGTTAGGCTTATACATTTGAAGTTCTCTTTTGAGCAGCTCAATCCATTCAATTAAATTAGGTCTTGGAATAGTGCATTTTTTGTCTTTAAAGTAATAAGATATATTATTCCCTGGGGGCTTTTCTCTAGCTACGTTGGCTATTAGACACTCTTGCCGAGATATTTTTGATTGGACAAGCAAGCGGTCTAGTGTAGCTCCAGCATGACCTTTGAAAGGTAATCCTGTTTGATCCTCTTCTTTCCCAGGAGCTTCTCCTACAAGCATCATCTTAGCATCTATCGGCCCAACAGTTTTTACAAAAATTTTATTTCTCCTTTTTCTTATTCCATTTTAATATCCTGGCAATAGCAGCATTATATGCTGGCGCTAAGTTATCACAGCCGGTGCAGAATAGATGTAAATCAAGTCCTGCTTCTATAGATGAACCACTTCCCATGAAAGGATCATATAGGATAGAACTTGGATAAACACATCTGGAAATTAACTCCTTAAAAAGAGGGACAGGTTTTTCTGTAGGATGGATTCGAACTGAAGAATGAACAGGAGGAAACTGAATCCAATCTGGTCTACCCTCAAGAATCAATCTTGACTCACTCTTTCTACAGTATAAAATCATATCATAGCAGGATGATGGCCAATAAGAAGGCATTTGGCACTGGCCTGATGATCCCTTAATCCAAATTATAGGCTTTATAGAGCAAAGCCATCCTGCTTCAACAAACATATTTCTGATTATATCAAAAAACTCTGGTGCTGCAAAGATATAAGCATGAGCTTTATCAGTACAAAACCTGTATGATTGTTCTGCAAGAATTTTATATAATGCTAGAGCTTCTTCTATATCATCGTCAAACTTAAACCCTGCAGTAGATCTTCCGCCTGTTTTACCAGACATTCCCATTAATACTTTATCTATATCAATTCCAAAAGGTGGATCAGTTGCAAGTATATCAACAGACTTATCTGGTACAGTAGGCATATGATCTCTTGCATCTTTTAGCAGTAGAGTAGGATTCTCTCCTATTTCATCCTTCTGGCTCTCATATTCTTCAACGGCTTCAGCATGAGCAACTACTTTATTAGCAGCCTTAACTGCCTTACGGATATCTGATTTTGTCTTGCAATCTTTAAGTTCTGGAAAAGCTTTTACAGCTGTAGCAAGTTGAAGATCATCTATAATTGCGCCTCTAGTTTTTCCTACTAAGGCAGCTGTATTATCAAGAGTATGTCCCCCTTTTTTCCCACTTTCAGCCTTTCCATATAGCTCTTGCTTAAGCTTGTGCAAGTCAGCTATAGCGAGTAGTTCATCTGCCGGTGACAAATCTTCTCTTTGTAAATTCTCTTCAATTTCAGCCTCTCTCATTTTAATAGGCTCAAGCATATCTGTATATATGCATAGAGCCTTTCTCTGTCCTAAAATACAAGCACCCAGCCTTCGCCCACCTGCTATAAGTTCCTTATTACGATTTAATACTATTGGCTGAAGCTGCCCAAACTTCTTAAAGGATTCGAGAAGCTCTGTTAAACTTGATAGAGTTTTTCTATAGCGAGGGAGGCCGTCTTTGACTTTAACCTCTCCTGGATCAAGTTCAAATACGGAATGTTCAGTCGTACTCATCTGTTTCTCCTTATAATATTTAACCTCTTTCCACAAAACTTACATTTAAAATACTCAAGTGTTAAAAGCTCTGGTTTTCCAGTGGTTGATAAAACAGCAGAAATCTTTTTTAAAATCCAAACTATCTCAAATTCATCACTTTCACAATCTTCACACTTTACATTTTCACAGTCATCCAAGTTGACATTTATCTTTTTGTCTGGAAAAGGAACAACTGGATGATTTCCATTATCATTAATACTCATTTTAAAGCCCTCCTAATATTTTTGCAGTTTTTACACTTAATCCTAATTTCTTCATTAGTGCTTTTTCTTCAGAAGAAAACTGAGGCGCTGCTGAAGGCTTCTTTCGATTTTCAAAGTCTTTAGCTCTTTTTAATCTGTACTCAGAAATGAATTGCTCCTGTTCAATAGAGTTAAAACCTATAAAATCAGGATAGAATTTTTTTAGCTTCATTATTTCTCCACAAGAAAAAGTGCATAGCAGACAGACTGTATCTAAAGTCTATCTGCTATGCAATAAAACAGTTAATTTACTTTAGTCCTATAACTCTTTCAATATCATTGAATACTCTACCTTGAAATTCTCTAAGCCGAACCTTAAGATCGACATCCATTCCTAGCCATTCTTGGTTAGCTATAGCTGACATAATGGTTACTGGAGTACTCATGTCAATGTTAAGAGCTTCAGCAAACTGAGCCATCATATTTATCTTGGCCTGCCGTTTAGACATTCTTCCATCTTTGGTTGTTAATTCTTCATCGCCTGGTTTTGGAAGCCAGTTTCTATAAGTAAGAGATTGTCCGTCAATAGGAGTCTCTCCATCTGACATTACCCCTCCATTATCCCGAAGAGTAAATGTCCAGTCAATAGATTGATCTTCAGAATTTGCTGTAACCCTGGTTGAGCCCCCATGGTAGGTTCCTTTAGGGATTAAGGGGGAGGGTTTAAATTCAGTTTTCAAATCAAAATCTGCTCCTATAACAAGATCCGCTCCGTATTGCTCATCTGGATCTGTGTTTTCTACTGCAGCTTCTTCTACAGTATTTTCAACATCTATTGGAACAGTTGAGCCTAGTTTCTTTTTCATTTTTTGTTCTCCTTTCATTTTCCTTTTTTGTTAAGTTGTTTTATAATCTTATTATAATCATTAGGTACGAAGTCTGGTAATAATCCCTCCTTTCCGCTAAGCCGACTTCGAGCTTTTTTGTGCCCTATTGGCACAGTTTGTAAGAGCCACTGAGTCTTATTGTTAACTCTCCTGGTTGTGGCATAGTAAACTTCGTCAAAATATCCAGGTATCTTTTCGACAAGTTGACCTGTTAATAAAGGTGTGATGTCAATAATGGCTCCAGACTCTTCATCCTTTATAATATTTGTATGACAGATAAAAACAACATTACAAGAAAGGTCTATAAGCTGTCGAAGTCTACCTTCCATTAGATGACGAACCATCATGTAATGAATATTCCAGATCGGGCCGTCTGTAGGTGATCGCTTGGGATCAAGTTGCATTGCCCTTTCCATAGCAAGATCAGTCATTACTGAAGTTGAATCAACTATGACAGTATTATATTTACCCTCTGTAACATCTTTCTTTACTTGGATAAGATCTTTTTCAAACTTAATCCATCCTCTCCAGGTTTTTTCATACTGCTCATAATCAAAGTCAAACCCTCGATAGAGAACTATTCCATCATCGAAGTCAAAAACAAATCCTGGAGTTGGACATGAGCTTGCGAACATACTCTTCCCAGTTCCATAAGTTCCTACTAGCATAACCTTGAAACACTCTGTATCTATTGAAACATCTTTAGCATTTGGCACTTTGTTTCACCTCCTTTTTTTCAGGTCTAGAGTTGAGATATTTATCATAAGTATTAATTCTTTTGATGTCTTTCAGTGCTGCATCTATATAAAGTTTTGCATGGGTAAGATTAAGATTATGATAAAGTATTTCACTTCTTAAAAGACCGTCTGTTACTGCCTTCATAGCAGATAATGCTCCTAAGTTTTGCCATCTCTTTTGTGCCCATTTTTGAGCTTCTGTAGGCTTTTTATATTTTCTTAGTCTCATGATAAGTTCTCCTCATGAAAGATATATTCTATAGGGATTTTAAATCTGGTTGCTTCTTTTATTTCTGCTGTAACTCCAACAGAATCTCTCCAACCTGGGAGCATTAGAACAGCAAGTAGCGAGCAGGCCTTGAGTAATGTTAGATCAAAATGCTTCCATGATTCAAATCCTAAAGCAAGATTATATTTTTGAGCTATTGGATGTAGATATGCAATAGGAGAAAATACATTGATACCTCTTATTATAAGCTCCTCTACAGCAGCTGTAGCTTCTATTGCTCTAATAGCTCTAACCTTAGCAGAGCTACTATAGTAAGGACTAGCTAAGTATATTACACCAGAAACCGTGTCGATTTTTGACGTTTCTTTTAATATCATTATTCTGCCCTCACATCCCAAGGTAGATGTATATAGCCTTCTGGAACAGCAGCTTCAAGTTGCTCTATGGAAAGGTTTTGTTCACATAGGTTAGCATAAATACATCTGCCATATTGAAAACAAACATCGCTTTGCATTGGCCAGCAGTTTGCTACTTGTGCTCTAATGAGCTTTTCACATGTACTAAGGTAGCTTAACCTCCAGGATTGTATATCTTTATCTGTAAATATTTGAGGAACTCTTTGAAAGTCTATTGTTAGCTTGCCCCAGTTGCCTGTGACTTTGCTCTTACGAGAAGACAGCTGATGTAAGGAAACGAGTGTACCGGAAGGTTCAAAGGATAATGTTCTAGCTCCTGCATAGGAATACCCCATTAGTTGAGCACTTCGATTAAGCCTAGTAGATTGTGTTCCTAAGGATTGTCCTGTAGACTTAAAATCAATTATCCAGGGAGCCTCATTGAGCTTAGCCTGGAGATCTAATTTTCCTGTAAACAGGATAGTTATACCTTCAAGAGCAGGAAACAATCTTTTCTCATCATCGGATAACTTCATTTCAAGTTCAAAGACTTGCTCTGTAGCTACAACTTCTAGAATGGATTCATCTGACTGGAAGAATACAATATACTCTAGAAAAGATTGCGCACAATTTTCAAAGGTTCTATAATCATCTTCGATAAAGGATTGTTGAGAAGTTTTTTTCTTCCATTCTTTAGAAGCAAATTCAATTGCTTGTTTAACAGCTTCTCCATCTCTAGTCCAACCGTAATCTTTTATATGGCTGTAATAACCCTCTTGAAATGCGTGCCAGGTACTTCCATATCGTAAGGCGTGAGAGCCTCTAATAGGAGCGTATTGACGTTTCCTTCCTAGATAGTATTTTCTTTCACAAAGTTCAAGATCTTTTCTTTTGGTATTATCAAGAGCTATAAGACTTTCATTATCTTGTGTTATAGTATCTTGGCTCATAATATCTCCTTTTTAAAAGGGAGGAACTATCTTCAACCAGACTTCCACTGGGCTATTATTGACTATAGCGTGATGTTCCTCCCAGATTATAGACTAGTCTACAGCTATGCCAAGTTTGCTCAGTAAGTCTTTGGCGGCTTTTGCCTCTTTCTCTGACATCCCACTGATTTTGTCAACCAAATCTTTCTTGGACAGCTTCGGAGCTGCAGGTGCTCTTACACTCCAGTTACTTTCCATCAATCCCTTCCATACTTTTGAAATAGCATCAACAGCCTCTTGACCTTTCCTACCAGCGGCTGAATCGCCAAGCTTATGCCCTAAGCCAAAAGGACCAAACTTAGATTGAATTTCCTTCGGAAGCTTTGCAAAATCATAACTTAGAGTTTTTCCAGTTATAACTTCCTTGAAAGTAACAACACTGCCATTAATCTCTTTTTCTAACTTTCTTTTTGCCATCTTTCTTCTCCTTTTTTAAATTTGAACTATTTTCTGTTAACTCTACTGCCTCGTCTGTGTCTTTTCCATCTACCTCCTTTCCGCTTAAAAATATTTTATAGGCCTGAATTGCTCTACTTATAAGCTCACTAATAGAGCAATCTTCCTTAACCGCAAGGATAGCTACAGTCTCTTTTATTTCCTTGTGCAATAGTATGTGCAAGTCCTTTTTCAAATCTTGCTCCTCATGAACATTTGTTCGATTGTTCGATTGTTCACATTTTACCATATCCATCCCAAGCGTGTCAAGGAAAAAAATACAGCCTATCCACTTTTTTACAGCCCTAAAAGAACTCTTTTTCCTCTTCCTCTGTCAAAGGCGGATCAAGCAGATCATTTATCTCTTTTTTTGGCAGCCTATCTTGTATCATCATTTCTATTCTTCTTCGTCTTGCAGGGTCTTCAGTTACAATAAACTTGGCTATTTTACCACTAGAAGACTTTTTGAACCCTACAAGTGGACTTTGAGATTTTCTTGTTGCTAAGATCCAGAGCCTCCCATCTCTGAAAGTATCTGCTATTTGCAGCTTTGAAGCTTCCTCAGCCTGAACAAAAGAATATTCCTTTATCTGTCTGAAAAAGGCTCTTTTTATGTTCTTCTGCTCCTGTTTTGTTTCGCAAGGGATATATAATTCGTCTCCTACTGGAAGCTTAAGTATCTCTCGAAACCAAGCATCTATTATACTATTTTGCACAGGATGATTCCTTTCTCTATTGTTATAACAGTCTTTTACATGTAGGACACTTAGGGCACTTAGGGCAATAGGCAACAGCCAAAGAATCCTCTTGTACTTTAGCTCCATTTGGAATTTCATAGATTTCTCTAGAAGTTAAAGCTTTAGCATCATTATTATAAGACATGTAGAAAAGTTTTGTTGTTTTGCTAGAGCAATGAAGACAGACAGCTTCATATTTTATATAGTAAGGATTAGGTATATAAGTTTTCTCCTTTGGTGAATCAACTGTAATACCTAACTGTTTAAGTAAGGCCTCAGCTTCTTCTCTTTCAGCCTGTGGAATCTGGTCTAGACTTACTGTTGGAACTTTCATCTTTTTCTCCTTCTATTGAAAATTCTGCTATTGAATTCTTTTCTTTGACAAAGCCTTTAATCAAAGCATCTGCTCCTCTTATTAAGAGCACAACATAATGTTGCTCATTGTCTATAGTCTTTGATATTCCAAGCTTTGCTTCTATATTTGAATCGACTGTATCTCTGTAGCGAGCTCTTTCTCTGTAAAGCATTACTCGTAAAGAGTTTGCTTGATTCTTATCAATACAGGGGAGCCATATCTCTGCCGCTTCGTTTTTGTTAAGATACTCTAAAGCTCTATCGAATATTTTCTCTGTTACAGTTTTCATTATTCTCCTTTCTAGGTCGATTTTTGACGTTTCTTAGGAAATCTCTCTTTCGACATCATATCAGACCACTTTCTATCAAGAATTTTAAAAATAGAATACATTATTGAGATTTGATTTAGCTGTGGATTTTTCTCATGTTTGATCTTAACTTCCTCATATAATAGTTTTACTATTTTATCTAAGTTATTCATATTAAAATGGACCCTCCTCAGCTCCAGAACAGCGATGATGTAAGGTTTTTTTGATTAAATCATCGAAAACCTGGATAAGTTTAACTAGTGTCTCTGCGAGTATGAAATCTGGTATATTACAGATATTTTCAATACTGTGCGTGTTGATTAGATCTTCTAAATCCTTTTGAAATTCATCTATTTTAGACTCAAATGAAGTTTGATTGAAGATATTTTCTAATTCCCTCTTTCCCTCCTTTGAACCTTGAAATTGCATTGTATAAGTCTTTGGCCACCAGTTTAGAATTCCCCCTTTTAGGCTATGAAAAGTATACTTATTTTTTGCGTCAATACTCCAAGACCCCTGGATATTTGAAGATTTAATTATACTTCGAAGGTCATTGTGACTACCTTTCCATTTTTTTGTCATGTTAGTTTCCTTTCTTTTTTTACTTACGTAAATTGCTATATTTTTATAGCTCATTGTGCTTTACCCCTCCCTTCTCTGATTAGCCATTTATTTTTTGCCGTCAGGGTCAAGCGCCTGGTTAGTTTTCGTTTGGGCGTTTAATTTATCTATCAAATCTTGCGCAAGATTTATAGCCGCTTGATACCGTTCATTTTCAATGCCTAAGATTATGTATTCCAATGCGTGCTTTAATGATAGCTCTATTTTTACCATTTTTATTCCTCCTACTGCTAATCCCTTTTCTTATTTTTTGCAAAGCGTTCCAGGACTACTATAACTGCCATTACTAAACAAATACCTCCAAGGATTTCAAATGCAAGGATCATTTTTATTCCCTCCTTTTATAATTCATTAAACGCAAAATAAAGCTTACCGTTTTCTATTATCCAGTCTGATAAAAACATGTCATACTTTCCGCCAAAATCCTCAGGGAGTTTAATAAACATAATAGTCGAGTCGTCTAAATCTTTTGTCATTTCTCTAAACTTCCCTAGGGTTAGGCTTTCTTTGCCATTATAATCTTTCTTCATTATCTAATCCCTCCTCTTAATATAATCCGATTATCTCTTTTCCCAGTACCTTTGCAAAAATTACAAGTCCCCATTACAGACTCAAAGGGTCTATGGAAAACCTGCTTCCCAGTCCCTTGGCAGTTTGTACATTTTATTATCTTATTATCTTCAGAATTATTTATTTTCATCTTTCATTACCTCCAGTATTTTTTTAATGAGTATGCAAGTGTCGCCTATGTGACATTTAGTTTTATACTGTTTAGTTTCTAAGCTATCACTTTCTTTATCTTTAAGATGACTGTGATATCTAAATCCTTCTTCTACTATTTTTTTAGCTGTTCTGTATATTTCTGGGTCGACGCCTTCATTAAATGCCTGGCATCTATTGCACCCACTCAAGTATGTAGGATATTTAGAACCATCATTAACCTTTAACGGTTCAAGCCTTCCTCCACAGTATGAACATACACCTTTTATCTTTTTAGCACATTGTTCTTTAGTTATCTTATATTCTATTTCCATTTTTATCTCCAACCTTTCTGCTTTAAAGGTTTTGTTCTAACTCAATTAAACTTGCCTTTCGAATTGACTCTTTCAAGGTTTGTATAGTGACATTAAGCCCTTCAACATTATTCAGCAGCATTTGATAATCATGATTTCTACCGAGTGCTTTTACTCGTGTAATAGTCGTTGCATAATCTATTGCTGGTATTTTTTGCCCTATAGATAATTCTTGATCTTTATCTTTACCAGAAACAGCCTGTATAATTTCTTTAACTTCGTGCTTTGATGCTTGGATTAAGCATCCGTTTTTTGTTTTTGCTATAATTTCCATTTGTTTTCTCCTAATTGTTTTGCCATCTTTAATATTATGCGATTGTTTGTTTTAACATCAGACCAACTATGAGGTTCCTGAGCTATCCGCCAGAAGTACCCCAGGAAAAGCCCGAAAATTATTCCGAGGATGAAAAGCATGGCCTTAGTTTGGATACTCCCTTTTTCTCTATCGTCTGTTATTTCCATTTTTTCTCCTTTGTTTATTTATTCTATCTTTACCCAAAGTTCATCCGGCAACCAGATATCATTATCTTCTCTTTCAAAAGCATCACCAGCTGTAAAGACAAGGTCAACCTCCTGATTTTCAATAGACTTTAAAAAAGCAATAGTTTTATCCCCTTCTTCTTGTGCAGCAATTTCCCCAGGCAAAACTTTTTCGTATCTTTTAATTAGATTATCCTTCATCTTTGCTTTCATTCCATTTCCTCTCGTCATCTTTTATCAATTCTAAGACATCACTAATAATATAACAAGTTCCGCTTATTTGATGCCTAGTCTTATACTCCTTATCTTCAAAACTATCGCTTTCTCTATCTACAACGCCTTTAAAATATTTAAATCCTTTGTCTCTAACCATTCTTTCAGCTATTCTATATACTTTTGGATCGACTCCATCAGTATACCTTTGGCATTTAGTACACCCGTTCCAGTATGTAGGATTTCTAGGTCCATGAACAACCTCTAACGGTTCAACCATATTTCCACATTGTGCGCAGACACCTTTTATATCCATAGCGCATTGTTCTTTAGCCGATTTATGATCTATTTCCATTTTTATCTCCATCCTTCCTTTAAGTCTCGCAGGTTTGTTCTTTCACTTACATAATCCATATACCTATCCCAATTCTCATCACAACTATAGACTACCCATACATTATCTTTTGTCTCTATCTCTTTCACAATTCCATTGTCCCATACTTTATCACCATAGCACGGTGGCTGATAATGAACCTTATCTCCAACTTTAAGTTGTGTTATGTTTAGCATTTTAATCTCCTTTAGCATTAGGTTTGATTACTAGCCCATTTTTTTAAGACTGCAAATAAATAGTCATAAGCCCCAGTTAAAAATGCATTCGGTAATCCTTCAGACTCAACAGCTAACTGTGACCAGTTCCCATACCCTGTGCAATAATCATAGAACCAATGTTTCTCTGCCTTTTCATGAGCTTTGTTGCACTTATAAATGACAGTAATTGGCCCATTGTCTGGCTCCCATTCTGCACCTATATCACCGTTGTCATAGAAAAATGACATACACTTTTTAACGCCATTGCCTGTTTCTTCCTTATAACCAGAAATAACCATATAAGCGTTTTTAATACCGACAAATGGAATACATCTGACATTTTTATTCATATTATTATTTCCTTTCATCCTAATAAAAACCTGTCCATAAAGATTAGAAATACCAGATATAAAACCCACATAAGTATATAATTAGGATCTTCCCAATTATTCCTTATCATTTCTTTTCTCCAAGGAAACTACAATCTCATCTTTTTCGTTAGAAAACTCTCTTTTTACATAGATTGTATCAATAGGAAATTTATCATCTATTGAAGAGTATCATCTGGAATGTTTACATTCTTTCTCTAATTTAAAAAGTGTCTTCATTTTTCTTCTCCTTCCAAAGAACTATATCTTCTTCTATTAAAGATTGTTTATGAGCCTTCTTGATTAGATTAAACTCTTGTGGATCACTGTAAACCCACTGATATTTCTTGAGATGATCTGGAATTTTACAATCCCTGCAGTTTACCATAGGACAGCCTATCTGGGCAAGGCATTCTTTTTTTGTTCTAAACTTTCTTATTTTTGTTGGGAGAAATGGTTGGATTTCTGGAAATCTTTCTGTGTGTTCTTTTACTGTATTCCAGAAAGTTGGATCTGTAGTTCTAAAGCCACACATATATCTTGCCATCTTTAAATCTCCTTTTCTGGTAGGGATATGATTGACTTTATAATAGTAACTAATGGATCTGTTAATGCAAATATCTGTGCTAGCTTTCCTATAGCAACATAGTTTACTAAAAACCTAGCATAAAGACGCAGATAGCGTACATTTATTTCATCTGCTCTTAAGACTGCTGAAATAAAATCATTGGCTATGACAGCTCTGCCGAAGTGTCCTGCAGAGTGTATCTCAAAGATGTCTGCGACTATACTCTTTATACACTTGATTATATGTTGGAGTTCTGTCTGTGTAATAGAAGGAGCTTCCTGTCGCAGCCAATCTTCTAGCTCAATTTGATTTTCTGATTCTGGGTGTAGTACAAACTTTATGGCTTCGCATTTGTCAGATATAGTTTTCATTTTTCCTCCTTCTTTTCAAGACTTGTACGGATACTGTCAAAAATTATACAGTTACCATCTATATTTGCTACCATGCTGATTCCATAGTAGATTATCCCTTCTTCATCATTTCCTGATATGCCAATGATTACTCTTTTATCTTGGTCTTCTTCCTCTTGAAGTTCTTTGATAAGGTTTTTGATTAACATTTTTTATCTCCTTTTTTAATATTGTTCTGCCCAGTCAATAGCATCATTCCAACCAAGTGCAAGAAGAGTATATACTATTTTGGCATCTTTTAAATTTCCATTCACACTTTTAGTTGCTGTATTGCAACAATCTAAAAGAGAGGTTGTATATTTTCTTTTTCTTTTATTATATGAATCCTCACGCATTTTAGCAGCCTTTAATATTGCTTTAGCCAAATCTTCTAACATTTTCTTTCTCCTTTCTTTTTAGATTAAAGGAATTAGATCTTTAAGTGTGACTTCAAGTGTTTTATCAAGAGCTTTTTCAAAGGCTTCTTCAAGTACTTTGAGTCTCTCTTTAGATAGAGTCTTAAAATCAAAGTTTGAGAAGAAAGTTTCTATGAAAATTTTTCGGAGATTTTGAATATAAGATTTTAGATCTTTGTCTTTTTCCTCACGTATAAGATTAAAAATAAGTGCCTTGACTATAAGTTTTCTATTCATTTCCTTTTTTTCTTTAATCTCTTTAATTATCTTATTCACCTTAGTCATTTTCCTTCTCCTTTCTGGCCTTGCCAGATTTAGATAAATACTTTAACTCCCGAAGCCTTGGAGAATTCTTTCCAAGATTTCTTTAAAAGTCTATAATTCACACCTTTAAATCCTGCCTTGATAAACCATTTCCTGGCTAGAAACTTACACTCTTCCCATGAAAGTTTGGGATTATTCTCTGTTTGGGCCATAAAAGTTACGATGTTATAATACCTATCTTTTTTCATCTTTTTTATTCTCCCTTTAATTTAATTAAACTCAGAAGATAAGATCTAAAAATAGTTTTGAAATCTCCAAGAGATGTTCTAAAAGGCGGTCCGAAAGCTTCATCAAATTTCTTATCAAATTCTTTAAGAGTATACTTATGATAATCAAAATCAAATGTTGAAAGGAAATGTTTACGTACTCGATTGATATACTTTCTATGTTCATCTTCTATCAAATCAAAAGTATTAACAATCCCATTTATATGTTCTGCAAGTCCTCTTTCATCTCTCATTAAATTCACCTCCTTTCATATATAAACATGATACCACATTTTTAACAGCGTGTCAATAGTTATTATACAGTTATGTAATTATGTAATGTGAATCGTATAATGTGAACCGTGTAACGTGTAATGACCGGACGCCCCATTTCCGCCATGTTCGGTTTGACTTTTCTGGGACGTCAATTTTTGACTTTTCTTGGAATAGTCTCTCTTGAGAGTTGTCCCTTTGAAGCTTGTCTCTTGGAGCTTTCTCTGAGCTTGTCTCTCTTGAGAGTTCTGTCCTTCCCAGTTCTGTCCTTTCTTTTGTTTTTTTTTTTTTTTTTTTTTTTTAAAGGGAAAAAGGAAAAT